TCACTATGGCAAATCTGAAATATCATCATGCCTTTATCTCTTAGTCTATTAAGTTTTTCTACATAGCTACCCCAATATCTAAGGGTTTCTGCATAGCCTTTTCCGTAGCTTGGTTGATCGATTGATTGCCAATTATTATCAGCACAAACCTTTTCCCAAAGCAATCGTTCAAACCAATCTAATGAATCCACACAAACTGTTTTATATTCATGTTCTTCAGTTGCAAGCTCATCTAAATTAGCCATAACATCTGAGTAAGTTTTACATGGGATATGATCCATCTCAATCTTACCAAGACCATCTTCAACATCTAACATAATTGGGTTTTTAGTTTGTGAAGCCAAGTACGTTTTACCAACAGCAGCTTCTCCATGCACAATTATTCGTGGTGGTTTCTGCTTAGTTTTCTTTCGTATATCAGCTAGACTCATTTAGCCACCTCTACTTTTGACTCACTCTCAACCGCTTCTTGCAATCTTCGTGAATACTCAACCCGTAGAATGTCTAACTTTTCTACTTCAAAATTAGCATTGGCAACAAAATCATTCTTTTGTCGTTCAACCATTGCTAACTTGTTATAAAGTAACTTTTGCTCATCATTAAGATCGTCAAGATTATATTCTGTACCACCCTCTTCAAAGCTAAAAGTAATCGGCTCTTTATTTTCCGTCATTATCTTCTCCTTTATTATATTGTTTATATAAATCGCAGATGCTTCTTGCGTTACACCAACGACAATGATCCCCATATACATATACAGGGTTTTCTTCAAGACAAGCATCAACGCTCGCTCGTAAGTCTGTATCAGCCCATACTGATAAAAATTCTGCTGTAGTTTCCCATGTTTTTATTGGCCCACCACCCCAAGTTGCGCGAGGCTGGACTATTGTAATCTCTATAACCGTATCTTCGTTTGCATATCTATCAGCAACACCTGCCGCATAGATCATGGCTTGTTTGTTGTGTTCTGGACTTACAGGATATTTACCTGTTTTTAAATCTATAACGCTAATTGTGTGTGGGGTTATAATAATTGCATCAGCATAACCATAAAGTTTATCTGAAACATCATTCACTCTTACTTTTTGTTCTATTAATAATTTGCCATTTAATCTTTTTGCTCTGTCTTGCACATAATCTACATAGATTTTTGCACAATCAATCATGTCTTGATCTACTACTATTTCAAAATCTTCTACTAACTCTGTTTTGCCTAACCAGTAATCCTCAAGTGTCACATCTACCAAGAATCCCTTTAAGAGTTGTTCTGTCATACTGTGAATCAAAGTACCAACTGCTGCTGGCAAACCAACTTGATAGTCAACTTTGGCTGCAAGTGTCGGCATAGCTGGACACTTAAACCACTTATCTGCTGATGATGGACTAAGTAACGCGTGCTTCATTTGATACCCTTGATCTTTCTTCCCACTTTTTGATTTCGTTTAAGTCATATAAAACTTTTCCATTAGGCCCACTTGGTTGTATATAAGAAGGCCCTTTGTTTTTTAATCTTAAGTTGTGAATTGATCGGGCATCCATGCGCCAGCGTTCTGCTAGTTGTTTGGTATCAATAAATATTGTATCTTCGGTATTCATTTTTCTCCCTTTTTATTAATATTTATGTGATAATATACTTAAAATTACATATTAACAAGTATATATTTAAAAAAGGAGCATAAATATGAGCATAGATGATGCTGGACCAAATGAGTGGGATAAGATAAGTAATATAAAACCAGATATGGTAAACAAGCCTAAACACTATCAAGGGATTGTTGAATGTATAGATCTCATAAAAGATAGACTAGGCTCAAAAGGATACGAAGCATATCTTGAAGGTAACATTTGGAAATACTTATATAGACATAAGGATAAAGAAGAGAACATTCAAGATTTAAAAAAATGCCAATGGTATCTAAATGAACTAATAAGGTATCGAGAAGAACTCTGATACTTTGTTAAGGAGATGAATATGAAACTTTCTGAATTTGATGATGTTATTCAAAAAGAAAGAAATAATAATAAGCCTATTTATGTAAACAGGTATCTCGTTAGAAACTTATTAAAGTTTGCGCATGATTGTGACAAAGATCCGCAACAGCTAGCAGAGTATTTTCTCAAGGTAGGAATTAACTCTGCTAAACATTATAAGAAACAAGAGATAACTTTTGATATAGATAACTTATAAATTATTTAACACATCTAGCAGATTCTTAACTGCATCGTTGTTCTTTATGTGTTCATCAACTAATGTGATTTGGTTTTGCGGTAGCTTGGGAATAAATACTACGTTTCTATAGGGTAAGGAAACCAAAGCAAAAACATCTACAGCATTATCCTCATATTGTCTTTTTTTAGTATTACCACTTCTGCGTAAATCAAATCTCCAATTAGCTTTTGTAGGTTCTATTTTAGATTTAGCTTTGACTTGGCATTTATATAACTTATCTTTGTATTGAAATATTATATCTGTTGTTGATGGTGGGGTAGTAAGAACAACATCTTCACAAACCATTGACAGTATCGAAGCTGTCAGATATTCACCTGCTTTGCCGACTTTATCAGTAGGCCTGCTCATATTAGTTTATTCTGGTGGTGCTTGTATTTGTTGTTGTGGTAATTCTTGTATTACCTCAGGCTGGTAATCCAGGTTATTTGTAATTGCTAAGATGTTAATAACAGACTTTAAGGCCTCACCCTTGCTTATATCTATTTTTGCTAGCTTTTCTAACTCCTTGACAGAATTTGGATTTATAAATATTTCTGCTAATTGTCTTGATGTTTTTTCTTGTACTCTTTTGCTAAATTTGTTTGCAAATTTTACGGTCCACATAAAAGCGCCTACTTGTGCGGCTTCTCTTGTAAAAACCATAGCATCTGGTGGTTTTTTGGGGTTATCTATATTTGTAAGAGTTGCTGTTCTTTTTAATACTTCATTAAACTTATCAAAACCACGCAAAACTTCATTTTTATTTAATCCTCTAGCCTCTGCAACACCAGATAAAATTGCATTAAAGTTTGCTTTAGAATTTTTTGTACTAGATAATGCTTTATACAAATCAAAACCTGCGCCGAAAGATGGCCTACCTCTTTTTGTTTCTTTATATAGCGTTTGGTCAATAAGTTGGTCAAAATAAGCCCTCGCTAAATTAGGAAAAGCCTGTTTATCAATTTTATTAATTGTTGTATATGTATTTCTGATGTCTTGTGGAGTCACATTTGTAATGCCAAAAATTTGGTTTTTTACTTTGCTAGATGTTACGTTTTTGCCTATTAAAAATGGCTCAATAGATTCGAGTGTTGGGTTTACAATAGTGTTTGTTAGTTCTTTATACTTTTCTGTGCCAGCCAAATAATTGGGATTAGTTTTTAATCCTTGATCCATTTCATCTAATATTGAACCAAATTTAGACCTTTGATTTTTTGTTAATCTGTCTGCATCGCTTGCTAATCCAGAAACAGAGTCAAATATGCTATCTCTTTGTTCGCCATATATTTCGCTTAATTTTTTGATGCTAGTCTCAGGTATTATTTTTGTTTCTGTGGCTTTCATACCTAAAGGTTTACCAGCTACATCAAATATATTTACAGTTTCATCATCTGGCTTTATTTCTTTTTTTATTAACCTGCTTTTAAATTTTTTTAATTTATTTTGCGTAATCCCTTTAGGCGTGTCTTTAATTGTATTGTCCACACTATTAATAAGTTTTAAAACCTCAGACTCATCTAAAAACTCATCATCAGCTAGCTTGTAGCCTGCCTGCCTAGATTGTAAGGTTCTATCCTGTTTAACTGTTTTAAGAGCATCTTCGGAAGCAATTTTTGTTTGCTTCAAAACATCTTTTAAAGATTCTGGATTTTTAGCAATATAATTATCAAATAAATTTTCTGCTAGTTGCTGTAATCTTTCTGGCCTTTGCTTTATATCCTCATACATTATCCTACCACCTACAGGTGAATTATAGACAGACTCACCAAGTTTAGTAAGAATATCACTTTGTATAAGTTCGGGTGCTGATAATTTTATGCCTTGTTTTTCTGCATAAACTTCTACAGCCTTTGCTAAATCAATCTTTTCTTGTGGCACACCTTTCAATGCTTCTGCTGCTAATTTAACAGCTCTGTTAGGATCTGTCACATAACTTGATACACCACCAGCTAATAAAGTTATTGGGATAGAATATTTAGCAGACACATCTTCCTCTTCTAGCTTTTCTGCAACAGCTCCTGTTGGAAACCCAACTTTAACAGCTCTTGCTGGGCCTAAGCCCATAGTAGGAAATGCATATTCGAGTCCAGATTGTAAATATCTGCCTGCTGTTGTTTCTGGCTCATATTGATAAACTGGTGTTTGCCTGGCTTGTTCAGCTAACATACCGAGCGTATCGACAGCAGTTGCCCCAGGCAATATTTTTTTGAAAGTTGGTTTTAATTTTTGTAGTAAATCAAAATATTTTGTTATATTTTCTTTTTGTTTTGGAGCGATTTCTTTTGCTTTTTTTTCTAAAAATGGAGCAGAAATTTCTTCAATCATGCTAGGAAAGCCCGCTATATCTGTAACACCTCTGATTGGCCCAGATATACCCGCCATGCCTAAATCTTTATATGGTAAAGTAGCTTGTTCGCCTTCCTGTGAAATAACTTCTGGTTTTTGTGCTACAACACTTTCTTGCGCTTTTAATCGTCTTATTTCATTAGCTATTGCTGTAGCATCTGCAACATTACCAGCTTGGTCTGCTTGTATAAGAGCTTGTTCTAGTTGTGCTAATGTTGCCATTATCTAACCCTGTGGTGGATATTTAGCTAGTATAGCATCGATATTCGATGTTGGAGTCGTAACGGTTGGTGTTTGTTGTTGTAAAAATGGATTATTTATCTGACCAAAACCAACAGTATATAAATCATTTATTCCAGTAATTACTGCATTTGCTTCTCTGTCATTTGGATTTCTGCCTAATGTAAGGTTTTTTAATTGTCTAGTATAATCTAGTTCTGATTTAATCTCAGAACCAACCCCTGATATAAATTCATATAATGCCGCAGCTTTTTGCTCTGCTGTTCTGCCAGCCGATATAATTTTTTGGAAATTTCTAAAGTCTTGATCTGACAATCCTCTACCCTCTTGCCCTCTAACTTTAGCTATCTGATAAGCAAAATCTAACAACTGTGACTCTGTTATTGCAGTTTGTCCAGCTAATTCTCTAATTGCGCTTCTAATTTTTGGATCAGTATTGTTAACAAATTTTGTTTTTTCTTCTTGGTTTATTAAAACACCAGCAGCCTTGAATTCTTGTCCTATTTGATCGAACAACTGCGCAACGTCACCAGTTGCTAAAACTGATTCTGGATTTTCATATAAATTGTTAATTATTCTTTGACCTGTGTTTACTAATGTATTGTAAGATATAGCTCTTTTTTCTAAACCGTTTTCGTCATTCCATCCTTTTATTTCGCCAATATCTTTAGCTTTACCAGCCGAAGTAAGTTGTGGTGTTTTATTTATAAAAAATCCTGCCTCAACCACAGATTTTATTTCATCTTCTGTTGGGTTAATTAAATCTGGCGCCCTGTTTCCATCCCTATCTGTTACTGCCCATGTTTCCAAATCATCATCAACTTTATCGTCTGCAAATGGATCTGCCAATGGGCCAATAATAAATTTAGCTCTATCAATGTTTTCTGCTTCTGATTTTAATATTGTTTTAACAGGCTTTCCTGTATTTTTATCATACAAGGTAAATCTTTCTAACGAACTTGGTTTTGTATCAGCAAACATTCTAGGATCAAGACCAGCTTTGATTAATCTTATTTGATTAGCAAATCTAGGATCTTGTGCAAGTTCTGCAAATAAAGCCTCTCTTTCAGCTTCAGCCTCTTGTTGCTCAAACTGTTGTCTTAAACCTAAGGCTCTGCCAACAGGATCACCACCTCTAAATGCTTCTGCTGCCACGGATAAACCTATGGCTCTACGCCTATTTCTTTCTATTTGCTCTTCTGGTGTTAAAGGTGTTTGTGGTTTTCCAAATATCATTATAGAACTCCATAATTAACCATGTAATAACCATTAGTATTTTTGCTAACAGCCTCTGGCATATATTTCATAACTTCTTGCGCCATCACGCCTGTTGTTGGATCATTTATACCAAGTTCTTTGGCCTTGTCATTCCAATCCCAAGTATATAACTTGTGTCCGTTTTCAGATGTGCCTATTGGTTTTATGTTTTCTTTTAGTCTTTCGTCAGAAAAATACCCTCTACCACCACCCGCTGTAACAGCAGCACCTGTGCCTGCGCTTGCGCCAGCTCCTGCTTGTGATAGAGGACCAAAAACTCCAGCACTTGCTAGACCTGCTGCCAATCCTAATATATCCCCACCTACACTTAATGGACTAGCAAATTTTTCAGTAACTCCTGATTGACCAAGTAATTTCGGCATAGCTCCTAATCCCATACCTAATAATCCTAATTGTTGTGCTGGATAACCTTGCCTTCTCATAAATTCTTGGAAAGCAAAATCTTGTTGTGCTTGTTGTAGGCCTCTGCCAAGTTCTCCAAAGCCAGCCAATGTACCCAATGCCTGTTGTTGTCCACCTAGTAAACCGCCTAATAAACCAGCTTGTTGCGCTCTGCTTTGTAATTCTAACTCGGGTGCAAGCATAGCTAATTGTTGCTGTCTAGCAATATCAGATTCAGCAGCTCTTTGTGCTTGTTCAAATCCTGCTTGTCGTAAACCAGCAACAGTT